AAAGTGTCGGAAGTTGTTGCACCCGCTCCAGCCGAGCCACCGTCTCCATAAAGGAAGTGCCGCGCATAATTAGCCTAACTGTCTCCGTTATAGCGAATAGATACGCTGTCCGTTCCGCTTGCTCTGGTCGAACGCGAGATGTATCTAATCTGCATGTGTTTATATCCAGAACTGATACTGCTAAAAGTAATTAAGTTTTGGTTGCTGCCTAGAGTTACGGTAGCAATAGACTCAAAATCGCCCACCGCGGGTGCTGATCCGCCCATTAGAGCGGCGATATTGTTAAGCATTAAGACACAGCCCCCACCACATACCAGGTATCGGTTCCAGTTTTTATGCAGGCCGCTGACTTGTACTGGCTAAGTGTTGGACTAGCTGCAACCGCCCCGGCACTTAGCACCGTAGTAGTACCAGGAGTTACCGCTGAGATAGTTGTAACACCTACGCCGATCGATAGCACGGTTAGTACGGTACCGATCGGAAAAGCGGTTGTAGCATTTGTAGGCAACTTAAAGGCTATGGCTGTGGCCTTATTCATTAAAAATATCTCTTGATAGTTATCGTTAGTAGTGGCTGTGTAGTCACCTGTTTGTGTGACCACATCAAACTGAGTCAAACCGTTCATCGTGGTACTGGTAAGGACTTGACCAGTAACGGTCGGGAAACCTGATATTGCCATTTTTATCTCCTCAGTAACTCAAAGTGTTAGTGCCTAAAATCCCGTAATCGGTGTCCAGGATAAAACTGTCGATTATGGGTTCTAATGTGGTAAATGTTACGCGCCATTTATTGGGGTTAATCGTCATAGCCACACCAAAAATTTGCAAGGTTTTTGTAAGGGTTGTTGAACCAGGTTGTGTGGTCGTAACGGTGATTGGATCGAAGTAATCAAGGCCAAGAGCAGCTGCTATTCCAGCATCGTAGTTTTCAGTGTATAAATCCAAAACAATTGCATCGCATCGCACTGAGGTTTCGGCTCGGCTAGCCACATAAGCCCGGGCATAATCCAAGGCGACCGCATCGGTTTCCATGAGTAGATCGGTCTGGGTATAACTGTGCAAGAAGTATTTAGCAATACTCGCCGAGTCGGTGGCTTGCTGGGTCGTGCCGCCCGATCTTGTGATGTTTGCCTGGTTATAAACCAGAACATCGTTTAACACCCACGCTGCATCGAAGTAGAGAAGCCCAGCCGAGCCGTCATCGGTAAAAACCGTAGGGGTAGCTGCCACGCTCGATGAGGTTAGCGCTCGATCCTGAAAGACAAAGGATCCACTGGCATCTACATAGAAACTGCCGTACTCGGATGTAGAGATGGTCTGGCAAGCAGCAAGAGCTGTACGAGCTGTGCCTGGATCTGCCTGCACTGTGGTCTGGCCTGCATCTATATCGCGCATCGATGATGGCCAAGAGATTTGATCCAGGATGTTATTAATTCGAGCGCCCGATAATTGCCCTGCGCTTGTACCTGTAACCGTAGTTATCTGGGCATTTTGTGCAAGCCTGAAGGCATCTACAGCTGAGATCACACAGTAAGACACATTGTCGTTGGACTCCTGTGGGGTGATTGTCTGATAGCCAGTAATGAAACCGCTAAAAATGGGATAAGTAACACCGTTATGTGTGGCTGTGATCTGTAACTTACGCATCGGATCTAAAAGACCATAAAAAGGCCCCGATATGTTCATGCTATTGAAGTCTCCATTTTGATCGACAATCCTCAGTGAGCATGTGCCTGTTTGAAATTGGTCGGCCTCAGCGTTACGACCGCGCCGCGTGGTTAGGGCATCGATGCGATCTGATACATCAACAATTAGAGCTGCGTTATCTGCCAAAACATTTGTACCCAAAATGCCCTGGTCTAAAATCATGGCTTGGGCAAAACTCGGCCCGGTGCCGAAGTTGATAAAGGCATTTAGGGTAGGTACTGACATTACAACGCCCCAGCAAATGTAGTGCTATCGCCGTATCGGTTAAGTTTCTGTAGCGCACGCTGCATGGCCTCGGTTAGATAATCCTCAGTGCCAACTGGGGTATTAATGGTGATGTTATTAACCTGTGGTGGGCTATAGGTAAATGATGGGTTAGATGGGCTGTAGTCATAGATGCCCTGTGGATTGCCCGCCTCTGGCATATTGCTTAAACCAGGTAGATCAGGCACGCTGCCTGCACCATAAACAAATGAAGGTTGAGCTGGGGTGTAGTTATAGATGCCGCTGGGATTGCCCATGTTGCCAATGTTGTTGCCTGCCTTGGCCGCCTGCTCTGCTAGGTAGCGTAAAGACTCAGCAGCAGCTAGTTCAGCCTTCATCTTGGCGGCATTGGCTATATCAAGCTCTGACATGCGCTTAGCGGCGCTATTGGCATCCTCATCCATGATTGTGAGCAAGCTGCGGATGCGAGCCTTCTCAGCCTCATCTGTCGAGTTAGCCAAGGCTTTCTCCAGGTTGATCCGATCCACATCAAACTTCTTTTTTAGCTCATCTAACTCTGCCTGCTTCTTTTTAGCGGCTAGTTCAGCAGCTGTAAGTTTCTGCTTTTCTTTCTCGGTTAGGTTTTGCTTCTTGATCGTTGCAACGAGTTTGGCACGCTCGGCCTGCTCGGTTGTGAAGTACATCGATGTAGGGGAATAAGGCGTATTTTCTAAACGCTGCTTTTTTCCAATTTGTGCAAGAAGTCCAGCATTGGCAAATTTGCTAAAGGCGCTAGTAAGGGAGCCGCCTATTTTAGTGGACTTAAACTTATCAAATAAAGTTGCTGCACCTAAAATAGCATCGGCTGTGCTTTGAGCAAACTTTTCCATTTCAGCTGTTGCTTTAGTAATACCATCGGCATCGCCTAGTAGCGCGATGCTGTCCAGTAAACCTTTACCAATAATCTCTTTTACATTGGCAGATGAAACAGCAAGGGCATCCATTTGGCCTGCATAAGTCTTGGTCGCAGCTAGCCCCTGGCCTTTAAAACGGCTAGTCAAGGCGGCCATGATCTTGTCCATGTCACCGCTAGCTAATGTGGCCTTGTCTAAACCTGCGCCAAGCCGACTCAACGCTGTGGTCTGGCCGCCGTATGCTTTTGCCAAGGCCATTGATACTTCTTGTACTGACTTCGATGTGCCTTTTGAAACATTAAGAGCAAGCTCTAATCCTTTTTGGCTTTGAGTAAGTGAGCCAGTGGCTTGCAAAAGTGTTTGAAATGCCGGGCGAAGCTCATCGTCTAAAACTTTGTAGGTGTCTTGAAGTCGCGCAATAAAGCCTTCAGTGGCAATAGTGGCAAAACCGTTGCCAGTATTTTTAAGCGCTACCTGTAAAGACTTGGCTGCTTTTTCATCAGCTGCAAACGCCTTAACCGATGCCTTGCCAAATGCGTAAATCTTTTGAGCTGCGAAGGTTGCAGCAAAAGCCTTGGCTAAAGCAAGGGTAGTTTTTTGAAAAGAGGTTAAATCCTTTTGACCTTTTTTAAGCGCTGATCCGTTCCACTTGGCTACCGCCGAGACAATTAACGATGCCATTATGCCCCCAGTGTGTACTTGGCTTGTGTATTAGTTGTGTTAAAAGTATTTACTGCATTTTCGATGGCAAGATTTATCGCACGCGTTGCTCTGCCTTGATCCTCTGCAAAAGCTCTATAAATTAAGCGACCTGTACTCATACGAGATACGCGACCTCGCTGGCCTTGTTGTCGTGGCCTTGCATTGACTAACTCACCGTTTGCGTTTGCTCTGGCAATAAACTGCCTGCCTGCCTCTGGGTTTAAAGAAGTATTAATATCTTTTCCTGAAGCCCAAACTGGAATAATCGGGCCTGCACCAAATCGTTTGCCTGCATAGCCAAGAGTTCTACCGCCTGCTGGCTGACCATCTGGCCCAGATTTACGCCCAGCGGTTTCATAGATTGCACCGCCTGCTGATCTGTTGGCTACATAATGAGTCATTGAGAAGCCTGCGGCATTTCGTTTATTAGCACCTTGATTGTAGGTAATGCCTTTTTGAGTTTCAGCCTGGTCATATTTTGGAAATGCGCGGTAGTTAATTGTTTCAGTTGATGAAGCTGCCTTAGTCCAACCGCTTAGCATCGATGAATTAGCAGGTGCAAAGCCCCGGGCTTTATCGCGGATCGGTAACATCGCAGCTTTAATCTGTTTGTTCATGCCTTTGTACAGATCGTTATCGAACTTGCGCATGGCTTTAAGCGTGCCTTGTACGCCGCTGATGTCTACTGGCATTTACACGCTCCCTTGCTCGATCGCCCAACACTTGCAAAACTGCTTTAAACATAACCTCATCCATGGCCAGGACTTGATCGGGGCTAATTTTCAACTCAACAGCTAGTGAAGCCACCAAGTATGTAAATGAACCCCGATCTATCCTTTTGGGCTTTCATCCTCGATTACCTCAACCGAGATAAGCGAAGCTAGAAAGTCGTCTCCAAATGGCGGTATAACTTCGGTACGCATCAACGCGTTATGAGCCAACCAGTAAAGATCACTGTTTTTCTCATGCTCGCGCAGCTGCTTGTACAGGCCTTGGCCTGCGTATTTTTCAAAGGCCACCTCAACCACTGGGGTAATGCTTACGATGCTTTCTCCAGTAGCCCTTACGATCTTTAGTCGTGCCATTGTTTGCCCCTTAGTTAAATGTGCCTGTAGTTGCGTATGCAACCGCGGATGTGCATGTAAATGTCATTGATGATCGTGCATAGTCCTCTGGGCCACCTGTGCCTACTGGGGTCAAGTTATTGACCAAAATAGATACTGTGTATAGCGGATTTGTTGCACTAATAGGCGTTGCTGAAGCAGCGCGTACTGGCACGATCAAAGCAGTTACGGATGTGCCGTAAGCAGCTTGCAAAGTTGCCTGTACTTTTGATGCAGCCCAATCGTTTAGGAAATCCACCTGTAGTGTGCTGGACTCCAAACCCTTTGAAAATTGATGAGACGGCCCCCATGCTTGTGGTTTCCACTTCATCAAAGGTTTGTGTAAGCGTAATGCTTGTTACATACTCGCTTAGATCAACGGTGGCAATTTTCAGCCCCACATTATTATCTAAATAAATTGCCATCGTTTATTCCTCATCTTTCTTTTTAGTTGCTTCTCCTGGAATTGGCAGACCAAGTTTTTTTAAAACCTCAATATCTGCCGGGGTTATCTGTTGATCTGCCATAGTTAGCTCCATGTAGTTAGTACGGTGATAGATAGTTCTGATGTTAATAAATCACCACTAGCAAGGCTCATAATTGATGGGGCCGAGATAGCGGTAACACTAAATACGATCGCTGAGTTAGCCAGTTTGTTAAAAACTGCGATCATGGTTTCCTCGATGCCTGCCAAGTTGCCCTGGTTGTCAAAGGCTGGCACTGTCATAATAATTTTAAAATTAGCCTGTGGCCGAATAGCCGCTTGGTTAAAGTGACCATTGGCAGGCACAACATAAGGATCGTTGGGTGCAACGATTACTGAGTTGGCCAAAACACTAGGCGGCGGAAAACTGAAAGTCTGCCAAACGCTAGCGTTTTCTAAAGCTGCTGCGATGGTTGATCGAAGTGTAGTTAGGGCTACCGTCATGGCTAGCCAACCATCGAGTTAGGCGACATATAAGGCGCGAGCAATCCGCGGATCTTGCCCATCATGCTATTACCCATGCGATAAGGCGAGAAGCCCATATCTACCGAAACAGCCTGAGTTCCTGCGACCTGCCTGGATTGCCAAATGTCTACAGCCAGGATCATCGCTGCCTCGCGCACGCTGGCTACAGTTGAATAAGCAGCTGTCTTTGTATCCTCACCTGTGGCAGTGCCATAAGGCAAGACTCGTCTAAAATTTTGATTAGCCGCAGTTTTAGCATATTGAATAAAGCTATAACCTGCTGGGTTTTGAAAGTAATTGAGCTGCATATTAAATGCTGGCAAGATATTTGAAGTGCCGCTACTAAAAGGCACTGTTGCTGTAACTGTATATGAACCATTGAAAGTTGAACCAGCCCCGGCAATCGTTACTGTTTCCCCAACTGTAAATATGCCAGGGTTGGCCAACATCACTGTTGCAACATTTGAGACTAGCGCGGTTCCCACCACAGGTGCGCTGTCAAACCACAGGAAGGAATTAATTTGATCCTGCGCGGCCTGGCACACTTCCTCAACGGTTGCATCTGAGTACAAATTTTGGATGCCCAAATTATCCCGAAGCTCTTGCTCGGTTACATAACTTGCTGGCATTTTGTACTCCTTTTCTTGTTATGGGGTCGGTGGGGTCAAGGGCTTAGACCCCACCGACTTCTTAGGGATTTAGTTAAGGTTGAACTTAACGATACCGTTAGGCATCTTGGCGATAGTTGCCATGTAACCATAAATGGCCACCTGGACTTGCAAATTACTTACGACATTAACGCTCATGTAATTTGTTGCGCTGCGGTATACGGTAAATGCTTCAGGTGCAAGGATTACCGCTGAGTCATCAACAGTTGTAGTGGCTGCAAAGTTCTTGTCCACATACAAATCCAAACCAAGCACATTACCGCGGATTGAACCAGGCTGTACTGCGCCGCCTGCGTTCATTGGCTGTGATGCTGAATAAATTGGTCGGCCTGTGCTATCTGTAGACCCCATGAGTAGTTGCCATTGTGATCCGTTGGCGATGTAGTTATTTGCAAAAAATCCTGTTGCTTCGTAAACCTTACGAGCAGCATCGCTAGCAAATTCAATAACACCATCAGATGAAGCATCGCAACCTGATGAATACTGGCCTGCAGCAACAAGTGCAGCAAGTACAGTTGTATCAAGTCGTGTTAAATAGGCGTTCTGAAGTTGTTGAGTCAATTCCGCATAAAAATTTGGGTCAGACCGTTCAAGCAATTCAACGCTAAGTGTATTCATACCTGAATACTTAGATACTGTACCTGTGAGGTAAGCAGTTTCCATACCAACATTTGCTACTGCTCCTGCTTCGGCTTCAACAGTAACGCTAGGTGCTACTCCTGTACCGCCGCCTGCAGATGTAACCAATGAAGGTACATTTATAGTCATGCCGCTAGTTGGCAAAACTCCCTGTGAACAAGCATCAATGGCAGGTGTGCCAAAGCGTGTGTTAGTTGGGAATTCTGAAAGGTACTGGGTTGGATTAAATGCCGGGTTGGTAGAAAAACTATCATCCGCTGCGGTTACATAGAGTCTTGACTCTTCGTTTCCTAGTGCAGCTTTGATCTTGTGTTCTGTGTATGCACCCATTGATGTAATTGGTGTACGCACTGTCTGGCTGTTAAGTACAGATGGCTTAATGATTGGGCGAGCTGCTTCTACTGACGGTGCAGCCGCTTCCTCATTTGGAGCATCTTGTGGTTCTGGGGCTGTCGTCATGACATCCTCGCTTTCGGTTTCGGTTTCGGTTTCGATTGTTGTGCTTACTGTGGTGCTTGTTGTCGTGCTGGTTTTGGTTGATACAGATTTCTCTGCTTCAACATCATCCGCCTGCGCGGCAATTTTTTGCACTGCGGCCGATTGGAAAGCGGCTGTCTCGACCAGGCTTACCTCTCGTAGGATTGCCGCAGTGACCAGGAGATAATCTTTTTCAGGCTTTGATGCAGTAACTTCAACACCAACGGATAAGCCATCCATGAGTTGCTCCTGGGCTAGCAAAATAGCTGTGTCGCCAGGTTGGCTGGCACTGATTTTGAAGCTGGCATAAAGGCCATCGTCATTTGATTGCATTGATTGCATACGACCAATTGGCTTTGTATTGTCATGAGACATAAGCAACTTTACCTTTGATGGTTCAGCGGCAGTAATGCTGTTTTTAGCAAACACAACCTTGCCTGCGCTTGTGTAACCTACTTCGCCGTAAGGTGCGATCTTGCCAGCAATTACCCGGCGCTCTGATCCATCTACAGCTTCGATTGATCCGCTAAATATTAATTTCATTAACGGTTTCTCCCATCGGTGATAGTTGTTCCATTGATTGAGCCTGGCTTACATCAATCAAACCAAGTGTTAAAAGTTTTTCGATTGCTTCTAGTCGCGCCATTGTGTCTGCGCGTAGGAAAGACTCATCGATAGCAAAACGCACGACATTACCGCGGCGTGTTATGTCATCCATTGATAAACGGTTTTCAATCGCGCTAATAAATGGCTGTAGTGAATAAGCAACAAATTCTTTACGACCATCTAAAATGTTTTGGTAAGTCATGCTGTTATTCATATCAGCGCTGATGTAATAGGCAGGCACATTCATTAAACGCGCGATTTCAGTAGCTAAATACTGGCTGCTTTCGTTATATGTCATGTCTTTAGGGGAGAAGCCCACAGTTTGATAATCAAGGGTGCTGGTTAAATAAGCAGTGCTGCGGTTTTGGCGTGCAGATTTCCAAGCAGCCAAGATGCCCTGCACTTGCGCCTCAGGTAGATCCGCACCTTGATTTTTAATAAAGCCGGTGGCCATTGGAGTAGCTGCTGCAACTGCTGCGGCCTTTTGAACATCGAGCGCCGCCTGAATAGTGCGGCCACCTGTTTGCAATACACCTGGCAGTAGCGATTGGAAAGTTACAAGTGAACCAATACCAGACATTGGTACCTGCTCACCATCGACACAGTAATAATCAACTTCAGTGCCAAATTTATTTGTTGTAACTGTAACGCGTGTGTTTTGTACAAACTCAAAACCTGAAGGGCGGCCATCATCGGCGTACAAAGAAGTAACACGCCAATAAGCAACTGAATAAAAAAGCAACGCATCTACGGTGTAAGCAATAGTAACGCTGCGTGGTTGGCGAATATCTGGCTGCTCTAACCAAACCGGGCTTTCTAATTCTTGCCCTGTGGACTTTTGATAAAGCTCTAAATCAATCGATGAAATAACGCCTGCAATTAAATTGCGGCATCGAGATACAGATGGCACTTGAAGCGCCAAGGCACGATCCATAAATGGAGCGCCTGCAGCTGTGTTGTACATGCCGCCAAATGAATAAACCCCAACGCCATAGCCACTGTCCATAATGGCGGGTGCGTATTGCGCATCGATGGCGTTAGCCTTGTTGCGTAGCCCAAAGGTTTCTAATAATCCCATGGGTAGATTTTTTCATTTTGTCAAGCATAATCAGGGAGCGTGTCGGCGTGGCTAAATGTAAACTTTTGCCTCGGTAACTGGCTGGGTAAGGTTCATTACCAACATGGCCATGCCGATGCTGCCAGTAACTGAGCCGCTGGAGCGTTTGCGGATAATTCTCCAGGCCGCATCGTTACTTTTGGCCGCCACATTGTTCATGTCTTGATCGAGCGCTGGCTGCCCTGCGTGGACAATTCTGCGGTTATCGATCGCATCTTTGAAAGTCGAACAAGCTGTGTAAAACTGCGAACCGCTGCAATCCTCAACCACTTGCCCTGAGTTACGCAGCCGATCGGCTATCGCCTGGGTTGTGTACTTATCGTGCAGGATTTTCTTAGGTAGCCACTGATCGGCAAAACCTTTTATGTCTCCAGCGATCTTTAACTCATCAACAGCGATAAGACTTTCCCAAGTTTTGATAAGGCACAAGCCAATTCGACCATCAGGCAGGATTGCACCTGCAACCAAACTAGCTTGCCTGCGAGTATGCGGATCAACATCGAAGGCAAACATCGTGTGCATACCTGGAGCCATCACTAGCTCACTGTCTGCCAAATCTTCCCAGCTGCCTGGAGTCCAAGGCGAAGTTAGCCCGGTGCTTACCCATTGGCAAAGGGTTTCGGTACGAGCTGCGATGATCGTAGATGTTGCAATCGTTTCCTCTACAGCTGCTTCGGAGATCAATATGCCTAAACTCGGATTGGCCATCGCCCAAGCTTTACGATCCCAAATGTCACAGTGTTCAGGTGCGCTGTACTCATAAAAGCCTAGAGACTTAGGCGGGTTGGCCATCGAGCGCTCGCGCATGTGGTTTAGCACTTCGGACTCAGCTGTGCCAGCGTTCGATGTATAAAAGCGCTGGGAGTTTGGGCGTGTAAGCGTGGTCGATTTACTGGCATCCATCGCGGCTTCATTTACTTCTCGAAGCTCATCGATCCAGAGTACATCGGCAGATAAACCGCGGCTGGAGTCTGAGTTAGCAGCTACTACTTCAATCTGCGCACCGTTTTCCATAATGATGCGCTCATTACCGTTAGTGCGCCGCCAAGCTGTATCGATCTTGCCGCCCTTAACCTGAACACGCATGAAATCGTTGCGCTCGATAATGTCGGCCATAATCTCCAGCGATCTAATAGCCATCTTTCGCTGTGACGACATAATTAGGATGTTGCGTTCGCCAAAGAGGAAAAGCCCGGCAAGCATCCTCATACGCATCATGTGAGATTTACCTGATTGGCGTGCGCAGCAGAACAGCGCAGACTTTTTTATAAACATCCCGTTTTCATCTATGGCACACATGTCATCCAAGATAAGTCGCTGCCAATCAAGCAGGGGCTGTCCGATGCGTTCGGCCATCTCAGCGATCTCACCGCCGCGTGTAGTGGTGTTTAACCAAGGCGTGTGTAAGCGTG